GCTGGCGACGGTTTGGCATTGATAGCAAAAGTGGCAAATATAAAAATGATAGAAGCAGCAAAGCAGATCGCGCCGGTTCTTGGTGTTGATACACTGCAAAAAGTAGATAAAAAAGCAATTGAGGCGAACAAGAAAAAAGCCGCCGCGAACAGAAAAAAGCGCGAAGAAGCCGAAAAAGCAGAACGCGAAAAGGGTGCGAAAATAGCAGTAGACATTTGGAAAACCTGCAAGCCAGCATCGTTAGATCACCCGTATTTGCAAAAGAAAATAATACACGATCACGGCGCGCGTGTTCTGACTGCTGAGCACACGAACAACGAAACTAAGTTTGACGCGGGAACGCTGGTTATCCCTTGCGCTAATTTTGACGACAAAGGCACCCTTAGAATTCAAAGCCTTGAGTTTATTAGCTTAAATAAAAAGCAGGGCTTATACGGCGGCAAACGAAGCGGCTGCTTTTACGTCATGGGCGGCTCAGAAACGCTTAAAGATGCACCCAGAATATTCGTGAGCGAAGGGTTTGCGACCGCAGCAACGATAAAAGAGCAGACCGGCGCACCATCAGTTTGTTGCTTTAGTAGCGGCCAGCTAAAGGCAGTGACCGCAGCACTTAAAAAACACTATCCAGATTCGCAAATTGTCGTCTGTGCAGATCGTGACGAGAGCGGCGACGGTGAAGAAAAGGCCAAAAAGACCGGCTGCAAATATTTGCTGGTGCCTGCTGTTGAGGGCGTTACCGATTGGAATGATTATTACGTGCAAGGCTTTGACGTTGTTGGCGCAATGATGACGATTGAAATGGAGCAAGCGCAAGAGCACGAAGCCGACGAACATGAGGCGCATTATGAGGAAGCAAGCGAACAGCAAGAGATTGAAAAAACGCCGGCGGAATCGAAAAAGGAGAACGACACAGCAGCGATAGAGTACGACTGGCGCAGCGATTTAATATTTAAAAAAGACGGGCTGACAATCGAGAACAGCATCAACAATGCGCAGATTTTATTTAGCTATCACGATGAAATGCGGGGCGTTTTGGGCTTCAACGAGTTTTCTAAGTCAGTCGATGTTTTATGTTCGCCGCCTTGGAAGGACAACGCAAAAAAATACCCTCGCGCGATTAACGACGTTGACGACACTCGCGCAACGGCATGGCTAGAGCGCCTAGGCTGCAAGCTTCAGATTGGAAACGTCCACAACGCGCTTGTGTCTGCTGCGCATCATAACCCGTTTAACCCGTTAGTGGATTTTTTAGAGGGCTTAGAGTGGGACGGTAAAGCTCGCATTAATAACGTGCTGCATAAGCTTTTCGGCTGCCCAGATGATGAATATACGGCCAGCGTTTCGCGTCGGTTCTTAGTCGGTTCTGTTGCAAGGGCGATTGATGCAGGTTGTAAAATGGACACTATGCTAATTCTGGAAGGCCCGCAAGGGTTGAAAAAGTCAACGGCAGTCGCGGAGCTTTACGGCGAAGACTGGTTTACAGACGAGCTTGGCGACTTGGGTTCTAAGGATGCCGCGCTGCAAGTTCAGGGGGTGTGGGCTGTTGAGATCGCAGAACTCGCGACGATGAACCGCGCAGAGTCGAACAGAATTAAGGAATGGATTACGCGCCGAGAAGATCGTTTTAGACCGCCTTATGGCCGCAACATAGTCAGAGCGCCTAGGCAGTGCGTATTAATCAGCACAGTAAACCCAGAGGGCGGTTATTTGAAAGACGCAACTGGCGGGCGTAGGTTCTGGCCGGTGAAATGCACGCTAATTAATGTCGAATGGATTAAAAAATATCGGCTGCAAATATGGGCCGAGGCAGTCGCAGCTTATAAAAACAACGAGCGCTGGTGGTTTGACAAGGACGAAATGCACATCGCGCAAGAGCAGCAAGAAATGCGCTACGAGTCGGACGCATGGACAGACCAGATAAAAGAATTTTTAGACGATCCTTCGCGAACTAAGCAGATTTCAGTGAGCGAGATTATGAACGATTGCTTAGACTTGCCCGCAGCACAGCAAACGCAGATTGCAGCTAACAGGGTTGCGAAGGTGTTAACCGCTGACGGATATCATAGAGTGCGCAGGCGCATAGCCGGAAAGCTAAAATGGGTTTATGAAATGCCTGAAGATCATATTTAACAAGCATAAAAAAAGCCCCTTGGAGAGAGGGGCTAAAATAAGGAATCACTTGAAAACAACGACCCCAGCTTAATTTATTTTTTTTACTCTTGCAAGGGTTTAGGCGGCGGGCCAACTGTTAGGCAATGAGGCCCTATTAAATCCAAGTTATCGGATAGTCTATCTAACAACGATTGAAAAGTGCTCAGCGTCACAACTTCTTCTCTTTTCTTCCATGATCCACGCACCTTCTCATAGTAACTAAAAGTTAAAACTTCACCGCCTATATTTTCAGCTTCTTCGTCTGTAAGGAAGCAAAGCAGATGGTTTTTAAAATAAAAATTTCTCATGACCAAATCCAAGTTAAAAGAGCCACTACAAAACATAATCCATACAAACAAAAAAGCAACGCAAGAAAAAAATTATAATTTAATCATGATGCTTCGCGCATTGCCTCGCACGTACAACTGCCAGTAAAAATAACCACCGATATTGAGGCGAGAATCTTTAATATAAAAATTATAGGTGCAAAATCTAACATTATTCTTCCCCTACCATATCTTTAAATACTTCTTTTTTAGCTCCCCTCTGTAACGCATTGCTGATAATTTCGGCGGCGGTAAAAGCTCTTTCATGATCTTCGTTTTGCAGAAATTTTGCGGCGTTTTCGCAAAATTTAATTACTTTTTTTATCTCTTGCCTTTCATGCTTAAGCTTTAAATATTCCTTAGTTTGGTCGCCGCAAGCGTGATTAATAGCTCTAACTGTTGTGGAGGGAGGGCCAAAAAGCGTATTTTCATAACCAAACTCGCTGCCGCACCGTTTAGTGAAACGAATCTCACCAATTCTAAATTGCGTTGGTGTAGTCGCTGTTACCTTTTCCGCAACGTAAAATGTTTTGTAGTTACGCGGTGCAATTTTGACGAATTTACTCATTAAGACTATATCGCCTTTTTGTATGTTCTCGAACATTTTTCTATTCCTTGTTTAAGTTGTTTTTTAATCTTGTATATATAATAGATTATATCAATAATTAAGTCTATTTTTGCCTAAATTTATTTTGTTATAAGTGGGAACATTTTTATAGCCAGTGTTCCTAGTGTTCCCACTCTTATACTAGGATGCTGAACTTTATTGCAAAAAAATATACTCTTAACTATATATAAAGGGTGCTATACTGGGAACTGGGAACAATACTGGGAACGCTGGAAGCCGCATGTGGCCTAGTTTGTCCCACTGTTCTATATATTCCTACTATATATATAAAATGTAATATAATATGGTATATAATAGTATGTATAACGTTTATAATATAAGTTAGACCTATACCTAAAACTGGGAACAACTGGGAACACTTAAAAATGGAGAAACAAATGTTAGAAAAAATCAGCCATGTTTTTGAGATTAAAAACGATCAGATTGTCTATAAAAATCCGACCTCAATTTGTTGCAAAGTTGGGCAAGAAGCTGGCACACTCGTTAACGGCCATTATCGGGTTATGGTTGCAGGGGATTATTTCCCGCTCTCAAAAATTGCTTGGGCGCTTTTGTTCGATGAATGGCCAAACTCAACTGTATACTTTGTGACCGGCAAAACAGCTAAGCGAAAAAATTTAACCAAGGGCCGGTGCGCTTCAATTCAGTCTGTTAAGATTTGGGAGCAAGACGGAGTGATCCTAAAAAATGACGGGTGGCATTGTCAGGAGTTCGGGCCGTTTCTGAAGCCGCAACAAGCACTGTCAACGCATCGACTGTTAACTGATAAAAAAGATTAACAGGGCCATTTAAAATAGCCGTAACTTTGAAAAAGCAAGGCGCGGCTGTTATGTTGTAAATAATTATTTTTTTGAGGCATGAAAAATGGCAAGGCCGTATGTGTGGGAAGTGGACGAAAACAAGAAAATTGTTGATAAGTCGATTTTTCAACAAATAGAAGATTTTGCTGCAACTGGCTTAACGAAAAAGCAAATCGCTTTTAATATGGGCATCAATGAAAACACGTTTAATGCGTACCAAGAACGTGACGGGCGGGTAAGAGAAGCTTACGACACCGGAAAGGCCAAAGGCATACAGGCGGTAACAAACACGCTTTACAGCAAAGCCAAAGAAGGCGACAACACCGCAATGATTTTCTTTCTAAAGAACCGCGACCCTGAAAATTGGGAAGATGTGCAGAAACGTCACCATGCAGGGCATGACGGGGGGCCGGTTAAGATAACGAGCATTACGCGCGAAATTGTAGACAGCGTGGACGATGAACCTAGCGATTAAAACCCCGCGCTGGTGTAAGCCGTTAATCGAGCCGCCAGCGCTGTTAGCCGCTTATCTTGGTGCAAAGGGTGGGCGTGGTTCTGGTAAATCTCATTTCTTTGCCGAAAAAGTTGTTGAAGAAATGGTGGCCGACCCTGATGTTTGCATTGTCTGTATACGAGAGATTCAAAAATCGCTAAAGTTTTCAGCCAAAAAACTGATTGAGCAAAAAATACGTGATCTAAAAGTCAGCCATTTGTTTGAGGTGACGCTTAACGAGATTAAGCGCAAGAGTGGCGAAGGCATTTGCATATTTCAAGGGATGCAAGATCATACAGCAGATTCTATAAAATCGCTTGAGGGCTTCAAATACGCATGGGTTGAGGAAGCGCAAAGCATGAGCGCTAGATCACTCGAATTATTAGGCCCGACCATCAGGATGGAAGCTAGTCAAATTTGGTTTAGCTGGAACCCTGACCAGCCAGACGACCCCGTGGAGAAGCTATTCGCCAAAGCTGCGAACGATGAAGATTTAGTTCTTGTTCACGTTAATTTTAATCAAAATCCTTGGTGCACTAAGAAGCTCAAAAAAGAAGCCGAGCGGCACAGAAGGCGCGACCCTGACACCTACGGGCATGTTTGGCTTGGTGAGTTCAACACCAAATCGGATGATCAGGTTTTATGCGGTCGTTGGTCTATTGACGAATTTGCAGCGAATGACCAAGAATTTAACGGGCCATACTTTGGCGCTGACTGGGGTTTTAGTGTTGACCCGACGACGTTAATTCGCTGCTGGGAAAAAGAAATCGTTTTATATATTGATCGAGAGGTCTACGGAAACGGCGTTGAAGTAATCGACACCCCTCAGCTATTTGCGCAGATCGAAGGCAGCGAAAAAAGCGTTATTCGCGCAGACAACGCTAGGCCCGAATTAATCAGCCACATGCAAAAGCATGGCTACCCAAAATTAATTTCTTGTCAAAAATGGAAAGGCAGCGTCGAGGACGGTATCACAACGCTGCGAAGCTTTGAAAAGATAGTGATCCACCCTAGTTGCGTGCATACTGCGGAAGAAGCTCGGCTTTGGAAGTACAAACGGGACGCAAAAACGAACGAAGTCTTGCCCGCTTTGATAGATAAAAACAATCATTGTTGGGACGCGGTTAGATATGCTATTGAAAAAATGATAAAAAGAGCTAATACTTTAAGTGAACTTTTGGCGGCTGCTGCCGGTTAATTAAATAAAAGGGTAAAATTATGGCATCAGGAATATTTAATATTGCGCGGGGCGGCGTAAACGAATTAGTCAATCAAGTAGCTTTAAGTACTCATGAATTGGTTGTGGTTCTGTTAAAAACAACAGAGTCTGACGATCTTTTACAGGAGCGAACGAATTTAACAGAAATACTGCAGGCGGCAGGAAATACAGAAGCAGACTTCACAAATTATTCGCGCAAAGTTTTAACGACGACAGAGATCAACGCGCCGACGATTGATAACGGTGACGACTCCCGATCTTCTTTTGTTCCAGATATTGAATGGGCTGACGCAGGTGGGTCACTAAATAACAGTTTAGTAAAACTTATTATATGTCAGCGCCCTTTAAATCAAACGTCTACGGTGACATTTGTACCCCTTTGCCAGTACGATTTTATCGGCACGACGAACGGCACTTTACTGACAGCGAAAGCACCTGTAACTGGATTCTTTAAAGCCTCTTAGGAGCCTAAAAAATGGCTAAATTCTTTTTTGATCCAGCGGCTTATGCTGATGAAACAGATATACGAACGCTTGGCTGGCAAGCGCCGATCGGATTTTTTGCACGGACAGTTAACGGCATTAGAGTCTGGAAGGAAAATGCGCCAACATTTGTTTTTGGAACGGTTCCGAAAAACGTATATTTTAACGCGTTAGGGCCAATTGGCGCTTTCGATATTTTACTAATACAGAATTTTGGGGTGTCTGTTCACGCTGACCCGCAATTAATTAACCCGATGCTTGGCGCAGGTTTATTTAATGAAGACCCACTAAGATCAGAAGCTTTGCATTTTGAAACTTTTTCTGATGTGCCGACTTATAACCCTAATAGTACCTATCCAGCGTCAAACATTGTTACCAACTCAATTGCAGGCGGGCTAGATTCAACGGTCGCAACGGCGGTTCGCGCTTCGTTTGATGGTACAACTTGGCAAGTAAAAGCGTGGCAAGCGCCTGTTGATCAGTTGGAAGCAAACGAATCTTCAGCGACAATTGTACACACTGAAACGGTAAACGCTGGCTTTTTAGCAGATGGAAAAGTTATGCCATCGTTTACGTTTAGACCAAAAACAAACTTTGGTCTTTCGCTTTCAAGCATTAGCGTTGGCACCGATGGCGATCTAGCACCTTTTGTTGATGTGCCGCCACCAGTTATTACAGCCCCGACCAATCTAACTGTTTCAAATATTACGAGCAATAGCGCTGATTTAGACTGGGACGTTTAATTTATGTCTTTTGGCTATGAGATAGAGCTTAAAAACTTAAACACTGGCGAAACTCAGTATATTGCTGGAAGCGAAAGCACTTCAGGGCCGCTCAACGTAACCGAAAGCAATGGCGTTTTGTCTGTCACCACAGACGGAACTTATGATTTCAGTGGTATCAAGGCGGCAGTCTGGAAGGACGAGCTAGATTACTCAGAGCCAGCAGGTCAAGCGCCAACGGGTAATTATGCAGACAATAGAGATGTTGTACTTGATGATCAAGTGACGCTAGGAAATCGCCCTCGATCTTGGAAAGGGACAGTCAAAGGCAAGCTCGACCCTCTCGTAAACAGGACAGAGTCTATGTATGCTACGTGGTGGCAGCAGTTTAGTTGTGACTTAGAAGACCCTGCCTTTTTCACAACTAATAATCGTTCCGATAAATTTGCACGAGTCTGGGATGACAGTAACGGCAACGGTACTCGTGTTTCGTGGACTAAAATGCATCTCACTTACAGTGATGCTAATGATACAGATTGGGAAGGTATGAATTTTGTACCTAATACGTGGACTCGAATGGAATTGTGGGTTACGCCAACGACGATTAAGGCGTTGCAAGATGGTGTTGTGGCTCATGATATTAGTGATCAAGTTGATCAAGACTTAACGAAAGACCTTTTCTGGGCGCAGGTTGGTTACGACATGAGCCAAACTGTACATGCTATTCAGTCATTTAATTGGTGGTTGAGTGATCTGTACCAACTAGACACCCCCGCTCGCGTAGAAATATCTGATTCTCCAACTTGGAATAACGGTCAAATTAAGCGCTACGTTCAAGACGTAATAAGCGCAGATGCAACAACTATTCAGGCGAATTTAAATCTATCTGACTTGACAGGCAGCACATACGTTTACGTTGTTGACGAGAACAACAATGTTATGAACGAAAACGGCGTGTCAGTAGGAGCGTAGGGACGATGGGATCATAACATGGCTGTAACTGTACCTTTAGACCAAAGCACTAGCTATGAAGCGCGCGTTCGTCGCACGTATACGGTTAACGGCGTTGTCATGTATTCGCCGTGGTCAAATATTCAAACTTTTACGTCCTTAGTCAGTACAAATACTGAAATAAACCTATCTACTTTAAACGAAAGCTCAGCAGTTAATGACTTTGTTTTTGAGGTCGGCATAAACGCGCCAGTGATAACGCTAAATGGCGGCAATGAAGTAGATCATGTGCTCGGGATGCCTTGGGTCGAATTAGGCTTTACAGCTTCAGACATTGAGGATGGCGACCTGAGCGCAAGCGTCGTTATAACAGGCACAATAAACGAAAACGAAAACAGCTATCAAACGCTAACGTATTCTGTTACAGATTCGGACGGAAACACTACTCAGATAGAAAGAATTGTTGCGGTAGCGCCAATTTTAGCGCCTACATCGTTTGATGTGCGTTATAAGACTCAATCTGACCCAGATTTCACAATCGTTACAGGCGTTATAGATTCTGACTTATCATTAACAGGTTTGGCTACTGATGAGACATATAGCTGGGGCGTAAGAGGCGACAACAGCGGCGCAAAAAGTGATTGGGTGAACGGCCAAGACTTTTTAGTTTCTTCGACTTTGCCAGTGACAATAAATCTTTCTACACTGCTAGAAACGAGCGAGGTATTTAGCTTCGTATTTGAAGCTGGCGTCAATATTCCAGTGCTTACGCTTATCGGCGGCAATAACGTCACTCACTCACTTGGCACGCCTTGGGTAGAGTTAGGTTTTACTGCGATAGATGCCGAGGACGGTGATATAAGCGCAAGCGTTGTAATCACTGGAACGATTGACGAAAACGAAAACAGCTACCAGCTATTAAATTATTCTGTTACAGATTCTGATGGCAATACAGCAGAGCAAGAGCGGCGCGTTGCAGTCACAGAGTTTTTAAATGCGGCTACGTTCGACGTAGGTTACAAAGAGCAAGGCGAAACAAGCTACACAGTAATAGAAAGCCTTACTGACTCAGATTATGCGCTGACAGGGCTAACAAATAACGAAACCTATAACTGGCGCGTAAGGTCAGTAAACGGGAATGTGCGCAGCGATTGGGTTAATGGTCAGGATTTTCTAGCCTTTGAAGACCCACCAATTGAAATAAATTTCAATACTGTTATTGAGAAAAGTTCAGTCAATGAATTTACTGTTGAAATCGAAGACGGGCCTATAACTGTTTTATTTACGACAGTTCAAGAGTCTTGCCAAGTAGATGAATTTGTTTTTTCTGTTGTCGATCCTGATAATGTTGTAACGCCAACAGAATTTGAGGTTGAAATAAATAATTTAACGGCAGGGACTAGCCAGCTAATTGCTGCAAGCAGCACAAGCCTTGCCTTGGCCGGTCTCGACCCTTATCAGCTTTACAGGATACGGGTTCGCGGCGTGTTTACCCTATATTTCAGTGCTTGGACAGAATTTTTAACTTTTTACACCCGCCCTGTAGTCTCAGGGTACGGCGAAAGCGATTATTTCACAGCGCCGATAGCGTCGGAAACTGTAAGCATTGATGTAAGTGACTTTGATTTTGATCCAAACGGCGAAGATTTATCAGGGCCGGTTAATAGCAATGTCGCGGGCGTTGATGTTGAAATATTAGGCTTAACGTATCCTGCTGAAATAAATAACAATGCGTGGTATCTTGAAAATCCGTTTGAAGGGTTTATGCAGATGTTCCAAGACGATTCGCTAGACCAGCAGATAATATTCAAGGTAACAGATGATAATTTGACAGAAACGCAAGTTTATGGTTTCAGGAGATGATAATGAGAGCAGTAAGTTACGCGCAACGTCGAGCAGAACAAACAGACAAAACGCTTACAGGCGGTGATTTAATTGCAGTTGAAATAGGTCAGCGCAGCCATGTAATAACGGTTGACGAACTGAACCAGCTTTTGTCTGGCGCTACTACTTTGCAGGGCAGGCAGGAAGCGTTTCGAGGTTGTCGCGTTGGTCTAGATTCAGTGGCAAATAATTATTGGGGCAATTTGTTCTCAGTGGAGTGGTCGAAAGTCGATTTTGATTCCGACTCAATATACAACGGCTTAGCAGCGACAGCTTTAGTCGCCCCTTCAGATGCGACAAAGGTTAGAGTACAAGGCAACTTTAAAATCGCAGGATTTACTTCGCCCGACACTATCTATACGACAGTAGAGGTAATTTTAAGAAAAAATGACGAAGAAATAACTTCAGATGTAAAAAAAGGAAAAGGAGGCGACACGGCGGCAGAGTTAGGCGATGTTTTTTATGTAGACAGCGGGCCGATAGATGTTGCTCCGAATGACATTTTTACCTTTTATTTAAAGCTAAGCAACTTTGGCTCTATTTTATTGAATCCAGAGGGTACATGGGGTTCGCTTGAAGTTGTGGAACAGTTACCGTGATTATAGTTGTAACCCATAAGGGCCAAGAAAACGCTTTTATAGATCTATTGTCTAATCTTGATGTCAAATTTGAGCAGCGCAGAACAAAGCATATTTTTTATGTGCATGATATTGACAAAGAAAACCCTATTTTAAGTCACTCATGCGTAAAAGATTTTCAGGAAAATGTAGAATTTAATCCTGAAGATTTTCTTATGGGTGCGCAGCAGATAGATATTGATAAAAGCCAGTTTGCTAAGTTTATGCGTATGCAGCCTGTAAGCCCTCCTCTAAAAACATCGCCTTGGCAAATTGCTGATGCAATTAGGCGCGTCAGTCCGTGGACTAACTCAAACAACAGAAAAGCAAGCAGCACGTTTAAATGTAAACGCACTGGTGAGGGTGTGGATATTTACGTTTTCGACACGGGCATGTCGTGTGATGATGAAGAATTTGAAGATCGAGCATTTGACGTGGACGGGCTGCGTTATCCTGAAAAACTAATGACTCGTTGGTGGGGTGGTTTTCATGGATCAATGGTCGCTGCGGGAGCGGCAGGAAAAGTACACGGCATCGCTAAAAAAGCGACTTTATGGAACAAGTTAGCGCTGTATTCTGGAGGCCGTACAGCCGCTTTTCTTTTCGAGCAAATGGAAAAAGTCCACGCCCATATTGACTCAAGAATAAGCCTAAATCGTCCCGCTATAGTCAATATGTCTTTAGGTGGGCCACCTATGCCCCAATTAAAAGCAGAAATGGAAGAAATGCTCGATAAAGGCGTTATTTTTGTTGCTGCTGCGGGCAATTTAAGTATCACGCTATCAGATAGCGGATTCGGCGCAGTTACTTTTGAGCCTGCTAGTTATGCATTTGATGGATTCATAACAGTCGGTGCAACTAATTTAGAGCGAAATATTGCCTTTTTTAGTAATTATAACCATCCAAGAAGAATGATTTACGCAGGAGGAGAGGTAGCAAGTGGTAAAACAATGACAAGCTATTTACCAGATGCACCGCTAAAAGATACGTTTATCAGTGGAACTTCATTTGCAAGCCCTTTAGTTGCTGGGATTCTAGCTTGTATGCTTCAAGGCCATAACCGTCCAACTAACCGAGCAGAAGCAGAAGCGGCTATCCAAGCCCTTTTAAAAAACGCAACAAAAAACGTCATTAACCCAAGAGTAAAAGGCCGTCAATTAGGGTATGGCCCAGTTGAAATAGAAATGACAGAAGGCCAAAACTTACTGGCTTACCTAGACCCAAATATTGAATTTGAGCTGATCGAAGGGCTGACTAAAAAGGTTTAATCATGATTAAAGTATCAACGTTAATATTTGATGAAGGCTTGAGTAAGTTTTCAGAAGCTTTTCAAATCTGTGTCTGTCAAGGCGAGCCGTTAACTGCAAGCGACGTTAACAACACACTAAGCAGCGGTGGCAAGCGTGTAACGCCTTTTAAGACTTTTAACGCGGGTGAAATAGCTATAGGTGATGGTCTTGAGTCAGAATCTAGGGCGATTACTATCCCTAACTCACTTTTTGATTCGTCAGTATTAGAAAATGTTTCGCTCGCTTCTGCTGACTTATATGTTGCTTGCATTGCAGGCGCTGACATACTATTAAAAAGTGATCAAGTGCAAAATCAGCAATTAGTGGTTGGTGCTACGCTTCAAGTCGATGCTTTTGAATACGGGATCAAGCAATGACAGAGATTGTTTTAGATACGGTCTACGAAAACAACAATCCTTTTTTGTTGGGCGTTCCTGCCGTTAATTTAACGACTCTGGCCGAAGCTGAACAGCTAAACCGCATAGAAGCGCATCCTAATATTTACACAATAGACGCTGCTGAAAGCGTCAATGAATTTGGTTCGTTTACGGGGCTTACGACTATTATCGCAAGCGAACGAGCTAACGATATTTATATTCCGTTAGAAGTTAATCAGATTCAAGACGGTACTTATCCTGTCACGTTCACGGCCAAAACTGCGAGCGGCTTAACTGTCACTAAAACGGTGACAATGACGGTCGGCACAGAGTTAAACGTTTTTTATGCAAGACAAGATGAACAGTCTAGCGTCAATGAGTTTTTATTCTCAGTTGAGTCAAGCGGCACAGCATTAAGTAGTCAGTCTTTAACTTTAAGCACAGCGATTAGCGATAGCGCGTTGACGCTAAAAACAATTTTAAGTTCTGAGGCCGTTACGCTTCAGAGTTCGCTTAGTTCTTCAGTGCTTGGAGAGGATGAAGGGTTAGTATCTGACGATTTAGTAAATCAACTAAATCTAACAGCTTCAGATATAACCATTTAATCAATAGCCGCAAGCGAAAACTTACAGCTAAGCTTATCCGTTAGCGATTCGCTTATAAGTGAGTCGCAGCCAATGCTTACAGATTCGCTTAGTGCAGCTTGCCAGCTAACAGAAAGCTTCATAAATCAGAAGCCGCGCGTAAACTCAGATCCTATAACAGCAACGATTATTTTAGACAGTAGCGCCATAGGTCGCAGAGTAGAGCTTTATTCTGATAATATCGATCTAAGACTATTACTAAGCGACAACACGCCGCGTCCGCTAAATGTTCGCGAAGTGGATGCAGATAACATATACTTCAAATCAACAACGCCAGTAATAAAATTTAAAGACTTGTAAGGGGTTCAAAATGGGCAAAAAAGTCTCAGATAGCGTATTAGATAACGGGCCTCAATACGTTAAAGATAATGTCACAGCCATGATTCTGACGGATGCAGAACCGTCAAGCCGAGCTGATGCAATTGCAAATGCGCTGGTCACTGTGCCAATGTCTAGCACTGACATTACCGTGGGCGATGGCACTCCAAACGGGCGCGGGTTCGTGACTTCTGAAAAGCTAGATCAAGACGTTACAGCAAGCGGCAATCGGGGCCACACTTCGCTAATATCTGCGGGCGAATTAATGGTGGTTACCGTCGCCAACGTTGTCGAGCCGATAAACTCAGGGAACAAGGTTGATGTTCTTTCGTGGAGCATGACCGTTTTAGACCCTGTTTAATAGGTTCTTCAAATGGAATTAATTTTCAACGGTTACAACAATACGGCATCTGTGCAGGTTACACGTTATGACCCGCTAACAGAAACGGAAGAGTCTTTCCCGTTTGAAGACGTTACCAGCGTCGAGGCTTATATTGTCGAGCTTGATCAAACGATCACTACAGGCATAGATAAAAGTCAGGGTGACGGTATTTTGAAGTTTCTATGGGGTAACTTGGGTTTACCTAAAGGCCGCTATTGTGTGCGATTGATTATTAATGATCCTGTGAACGGCACGCAGATTTTGACGCATGAGTCACAGCGCAAGCTTGGGTTAAGGGTTTTATAGATGAAGGTCACGCGCAGACAGTTAAAGCTTAATATGGGTTCGCCCTCGCTTGAGCGGGAAAGGCAAACGAACTTAGGCAATTTAGGAATATCAGGCGGCAGCTATACCGGCGACAGTATGCATGATATTTTTAAAGATTTTGGCTACCCTGAGAACGTAAGCTTTCAGCAGCTTTGGCACATGTATAGGCGGCTGGGTATTGCTAAAAATGCCTGCAATTTGCCAGTGCAATCAACGTGGGCGCAGCACCCTAAAATCAAAGGCACAGACCAGTTTAATGCAGAACTTGAGCAAATACCTGAATTGATCTCAAGGATAAAGGCCCTAGACAAGCGCCAGCGCGTCGGAAGATATGCAGCCCTATTTATGCGCGTGGCAGATGACAAGAAGCCCAGCGAAGAACTAGAAACCGGCTTAAACGGTGTCGCCTCGCTCGTTGGTATGACTCCAATCTATGAGGGCCAGCTTAGGGTTAACGAAACAGACAATGACCCGCAAAGCAAAAACTATGGCTTGCCTAAAATGTATCATTTTCAGAGTAGCGGGCAAGGCAACCGAAACGAGCAGGCCAGCGCATCGCTATCTATTCACCCTAGCCGGTTAATTATCGCAGCAGAAGACGCAGACAACGGCGGCATATATGGAACGCCTGCGATTGAAGGATGCTTTAACTCGCTAATGGATATTCGCAAGATTATAGGCGCAGGTGGTGAGGGTTTCTATCGAAACGCAGCGCAATCAATCGTGTTTGAGCTTGATGAAAGCGGCGGCGCGTCTGCTGATTTAGGTATGCTAAAAGACTTTAACGATAATGCCGATGATTTTATGCGAAACAGGCGTCGCCGGTCATTATTTGCACCACACATGAAAGCGAGCACGCTAGACAGCAATCTAGTAAGCCCTAAAGACTTTTTCATGAACGCCCTAAATGATGTGGCTGCAAATACTGGCATCCCTGCAACGATTCTAATTGGCCAGCAAACGGGGCGGCTTGCTTCAGGCGAAGACAGCGACCATTTTTTAGCCATGACTAAATCAAGACAAGAGAACTGGGCTACTCAGCTTTTAAGTTCTGTTTTAGATTGGTTTATAAAATACGGCATATTGCCTGCAAGCAAATACGAAATAACATTTGCCGACCCGCTTGAGCTATCCGATGAAGCTAAGCTAGAAAGCTGTCAGAAAATGGCAGAAATTAACTCTAAACAGTTTAATTCAGGACAAGAGCCGGTATTTAGTGCAGAAGAAATACGCAAGCAAGCCGGTTATGATGATACTGTAGAGATTGATTTGCTAGAAAACGAAGGCGAAACGCTAGATGGCGAAGAAGACTAAACAAGACCCGACAGGGCAGCGCGTGAACAGAGCCAAAGCAGCAAAGTCGATTGTTGTAAGGCTTGACGCCGCTGAGAAAAGGGTTAAATCTTTGTTTCGCATAATTCCTAAGCAGCGCAGATCAGAAAAGCCTATTGTCAATAAAACCATTTTCGATTACGACATAACAGCGCAGCAGCGCGAGTACCTAGAGCAAGAAATAAAACGCGCTTTAGATGAAGAACTAGAGACAGAGCAAGACCGGCGACCGTTTAGCTGGTGGTATGAGTCAAGCTTAGAGCTACCGTTTAGGCAGGGCACAGTCGAAGAAATAGTCCAATTTAATCAGCTTGTGCAAGGCGCTATTATTGCCGGTGCGCTCGTTAACGGAATGCCGCCGCGTAAGTTCCCGACTGAAATTGTTTTGCAGTCACAGCCCTATTTGCAGGCGCTCAACAGCGTCTATGTTGAAGGCTATGCAGATATTAAAGGCTTGAGCAATAAAACGTCGGCGCTAGTATTTCAGCAGATAAACAATGGCCTAAGTTCTAAGCTTGCCCCTAGAGAAATTAGCGAAAAAATAGCGCAAAGATTTAGGGTTGCAAGGTCAGACGCAAAGCGAATAGCCGTGACTGAGGTTAACAAAGCATACAATGATGCAAGGCTTGAGGCGTCAAATATAGCCGCGAATGAGACAGGGTTAAGGGCCGGAGTAATTCATATTTCAGCTTTAATGCCTACAACGCGCGACGATCATGCAAACAGGCATGGCAACGCGTACACGGTAGAAGATCAACGCGAGTGGTGGAATACTGGCGCAAATCGTATAAACTGCCACTGCACGACAGAAACTGTTTTAATTGATAATCAAGGGCGAGTCGTCCAAAAAGAAAAGCAAGAGGCGTTAAAAGATGAGCGGAAATTCTTTGACAAGGCATCATAACGAAGCAACCAGCAATCAGCGCCTAGTGCATTGCTCAACACTCGTTAATAAAAGTGCTGTTCGTCGCGAAACGGTAAACGGTGTCGAGCACGTTGTAATTAGCAGCTATACATTGCCCGATAATATTGTAATGAATGGCGGGCTTTATCCTGCTGACGAAATAGAAAAAGGCTATAAAACGCTAGAGCGCACCCCCGCGCCGGTAGAGCACCCAACAGATGAAAACGGCAACTTTATACCGGCAACTGACCCAGATGCTTTGCATAATTTCTATGCTGGTGCTTATAACACGAATGTAAAGCGTGAAAATGGCCGCGTGCATATTGAAAAACGGGTGAATGTCCAAGAGGCTTTAAAAAGCGAGCGCGGCAAACGATTACTAGACCGCATCGAAGAATTAGAAACGAACAGCGAACCGCGCCCAGTGCATACAAGCGTTGGTCTGTTGCTAAATGTCGAGCAGCTAGATAAGCCACGCACGAATGCTGCGGGCCAGTCTTATGATTGGGTAGCTAAAAATATGGAGTTTGATCACGATGCTATCTTGCTTGATAGTGTTGGGGCAGCTCAACCGACGCAAGGCGTAGGCTTAGCAGTAAATAAAACCGGCGATAAAATAGACGTCGAATCATTTTATTTTAACGGCTTTGATGACAGCCCGCGCGACGAATACGAAAAAGAAGTGGAAAAAGCTACAAGAAACATCGAAGCAAATGCTGTCGGCATGAGCTTAAACGACATTTACAGCGCGCTAAGCGGAGTGGTGCAAAACATATTCCCTGAGTGCGAATATGCGTATGTAGTTGATATTTTCCAAGATGAAGTTATATTTGAGACTGACAAGGGCTTGTTTGGTGTCCCTTATCGGATAGACGAGGGCCGCGCGTCGATTGTTGGGATTCCTAACACAGTTAGCCGCGAGGTTTCATACACACCAAAAACTAACGCTAAGGGTGGTAAATCCATGTTTAAAGAAATGGTATTAAACGCGCTTGCCGAAGCTGGTACTAATACAGATGGTCTATCTGATGAACAGCTTTTAGGTAAGTATAACGAATTGCAAAAGAAAGAAAGTGATGCGCAGCTTGCGAAGCTTTCAGAAATTTGCAGTCAAACGATTGCAGAGCAATTAGGCCAGCTTGTCGAAAAAGTTAACACTTTAGAATCGGCAGTTAATGCAAAAGCTGACACCGAAAAAACTGATCTTGTAGAAACTATTGTAAATAGTGATAAATACGAAGGCATGACGAAAGAAGTGCTAAGCGGTATCGCTATCGAGACGCTCAAGTCAATGGCTGCTAATTGCAAATCATCATACGGTGTAAATGCTTCCGAGTCGTTTGATTCTAGCGCGTTAGGTGAGGGTTATGCCGCGCCTTCTAAAATGTTCAACAGCCAAGAGGGTTAAAAAATGTCTGTTATTGGAAAAAGAGTAATTTACGCTGGCCCTGCTGACGGTCAAGACTGCAAGCCATTAAAGATTGAAGGTGCTGCGCTTGCTGCTATTGCTGCGGGCTCTTTGGTTGCTTCTGCTACTAATGGCATTGAACTAGACGGAAGTGCAGCAACTGCTTTTGGTTCGTCCATTGTTGTTGCAGATAAAGATCAGCTTCGCACGCGTAGCGTTGATGATGCTTGGACATCTGGCGAAAATATGGTCGCAATTCGTGGCCGGTCTGGTGAGTTCTTAAACGTTATCGTCGCTGCAGGTAATAACATTACAAAGAAAGGCGTGGCATTAACCCGCAACGGTTCTGGCAAGCTGCAAATTGCAGCAACTGACGGTTCAGAACAGATTCTTGCGTATTCTGATGAAGTGGTAAACGTTACTTCTGACGCGCTTGTCCGTGTTTACGTTGCATAAGGAGCAATATAATGATTTTTGATCAAAAGATAGTAGGTAATAGCCAACTAGCGAAAAAGCAGTGGGATGAAGTTATTCGTTCACGTGATGCAATGAACTTGCACGAACAAGCTGTGCATAACCAGATCATGCAAGCACATGGCTTTAAAGTTAACGAAGGCTTAGTGCCGCAAGACGTTTACCAAGAAATGGACGCACAAACGGTTGAGGTTATGACCTCTGACGATGGCGACACGTTCTTGAATGATATGCTTCCACAAAGCCGGTCGGTAAACATTGGCAAGCTGGTTAGCAAATACCGCAAAGCTTCAGATGCAGGTATTGCTAAAAACAGCATGACAGGTCAAACGGGTTCAATTATTGATCAGGTTGAGTATTCTTATGATGGTACGCTAGTGCCTATCGTTGATACCGCTTTCGGTCGTAACTGGCGCGAATATGCTGCACAGCGTTCTGAAGGTTTCGACGCTCTGATTGATGATCAGCGCGAATGTACTAAAACGATTCGCCGGAAGCTTGCTGATAACTTCCTTGACGGTATCACTGACGATAACGGCCAGTATATTACTGTTGATAGCATTTCGTGGAAGGGCATTAGAAACGACGACCGCGTTGCAACGGTTGATCTTTCAGGCGGCGGCTTAAATTTCGATTTCACAGAGGACACTAAAACTTATGAGCAAATCGAAGCAGCGTTTAAGAAAGTTCGTGATGTTTTATGGATCGACAATAACGCAGAAATGCCCGCTACTTATTACGTGAGCCGACAGGTTGCAGCAAACTTAGAGCGTAATTCTAGCGAGTTTGCATCGAGTGAAAACAAAGTTTTACAGCGACTAGCTGCGCTGCAAGGTGTTGCGGCAATCAAGTCAACGTCAAAGCTTACGGGTAATCAAATGTTTGCTATCCCGCTAGGGTCTGGCATGGTTCGCCCTGTTGTTTGTATGGGTGTTAATACTGTTGCTATGCCTCGCGCTAAGTATAACGATGATTATACTTTTATGATCATGGGCGCAATCGGTTACGAAGTTAAAACCGATTACAACGGCAACAACGTAGCTCTTTACGCGGCAGGTTAATATTATGGCTAAAAAGACTTTTGTAGTCGGCAAAGATAACTGTTACTTAGCAGGCAAGGAAGGCAAGCTTGAATGCTTTAGTGCTGGTGACGTTGTTGAAATGGACGAAGCGCAGGCAAAGGGCAATGCTCATTTGTCTGTGCAAGTGCAGAAAGCCCCTAAATCAGCCGGAAAGCCGAAAGGCTAGAAAATAATTCATTTAGGTGCTATAAAAAGGGGGGCTTATGTTCCCCTTTTTACTTTGGATAATAAGATGGCAGATACAAGACCGAATATCACTTTACCCTTCAATCAGTGGGTCAATTTGTACGCAGAGACAGGCATTGCCGTAGGCACTCGAATTGCTGTTGAAAATGTCGGTTCTGCTGATGTTTATTTAACTGTTTCGCCTACTGAGCCGCCTTTAAATTACGATGCTTATTGCATTGTTAGGCGTGACGGGCTTCCCTACGCTAATTCACAGGGCGATTCTGGCGCGTGGGCGCTGTGTTCGCACACTGAAGGCAAGCTTAACGTTCGGGAGATTGATTAATGGCTGACGGTTTCGGGCCTTACTTTGTTTTTTCTCAAAATGGCGGCAGTCAGTGGGATACAGAAGATCCAAAAGTCGGCTTTATTGATTACAACGATACGGCGACAGCAATCACACCGATTGTAATGCTTGAGGATGACTGGACAACGATCACGAATGACGGGCTAGGGCCGTTTACTAACAAAACTTTTCGGCCAGAATATGCCGACGAATTAATGATAAATAACGGCCAGTTTGATTTTAGCCAAATCCCTCTAGGTTATGGTGTCGATATTCGTCAAGATTTTAGCGTAACGCCAACGATTAACAGAACGCTTGTTGAAGCGCGGTATCAAATAGGCGCAGGGCCAGCGTACACCCTAGAGACTACGGTAGGCGAACTGGTGCAAGGTTCAGGGCGGTTTTACAGGTTTTCACTCTATTTGCATTATGTTTATATGGGCGATACGAACACGCGAGATAATCCGTTGTCGTTTCAGTTAAAAGCATCTTCAGATTGTACAGTTGTTAACGCGGGATGCGTTGTCAGGGTATCTAGATCATGATAAAAATTTATGGCAGAGGCGCAGCGGTTTACATTGAAAACGCTAACGGCGCACAACACCTTTTTTCTCTGCAAGCGGTTATTGATAGTAATGGCACGTCTTTATCAATAAAAGACATTCCAAAAGCAATTGAAATCGTATCGGGCGTTAATCATGATGTTTTTGTAAAAGAAGACGATACGCCATACACGGGAACGCCAACGCAAATATGCGACCAGCTAAACGCTGTTTTTAATGCAACAGGTAGCCATGACGGTGAGCCACCAGTTATAACGTCTAATCTTTCGATTGCATCTGTTGAGAGTCACACTATTAATTACGAATTAACGGCAAATTTTGGCGTTGGTTATGAATGGGCAAACTTGCCGGAAGGCGTCACAACAGTTAACGGAAATGTGCGGAAGCTAATAGGCGGTGCTAATTTATCCAGCGGCGTTTATGTGATTACTGCGCGAGCTATTAACCTGTTTGGTTTTGATGAAAAAGACATCACGCTAACAATTAGCGATCCGCCTTTTGCTGATACTAAATCTATCGAGTTTCAGAACAATGATTACATGGGCGCAAACGCTGCGCTTGTTGAGCCTGTATTCGGTAGAACGGGCAACGGTTCGGGCGTTAATGATGCTTGGAAACTTTCACTTAAGTTTAAGGCTGGCACAGCGTCCAATCAAAATCAGACTATATTTTATTTTGGCGCTCAAGACGTAGCGAACGGTGGACAAATACAATTAAAGTTTGATGGTAGCGCATTGAGAAAATGCTTAGTGCTTAGATACGGTTCTAACAATAACCGGCTAGAATTAAGAACGCCTGATTTTAGTGTGCCTGTTAGCGGCTGGATTAGTGTAATCGTTGACTATGATGGCGGGACAACTGGCAGCGCATCGAATGAAGTAAGCGACTATTATAGCCGGTTCAAAATAGCAATTGAAAACGTAGACCAAGCCCTAACGGGTACGCACCAAAACTTCGGCTATTCAGGGCAAATTGAGGGTGTAAATTATCGAATAGGCCGGTGGAATAACGGCCAAAGCTTGCGCAACGGTTGTAAGGTTAACGAGATTGCCGCGTGGTCTGGCGCTCAAATGCCGACTAACTCAGAGATTTATAATAGCGGCGTAAACTTTGATTTTTCAACGCTTACTGATTCGCCTTTGCACTGGTATCGCTGCGGCGACGACGACAATTATCCTATTATTACTGATGTAATTGGCAACGCGCATTTTCAAATGTATAACATGACAGCGGCCAGCATTGTTAACGACGTTTAAGGGCTTAATATGTGCCAAGTAGATATAAATAAAGTGCAAAGTATTTTGCCGATAGGTAATCAACTGACAGACAGCCAGCTTAATATTGCTATTGATGCAGCCATTTGCACGATGGCGAAAGCGGCTCGCTGCTTGGAGGGTTATAGCGAGGATTGCCAGAGCACTATTGCTGCTTATCTTGCAGCGCATTATGCGGCGATGTCTGACCATGCCTTGGCTGTGAAAAGCGAAACAGACCCCTGCTGCGGCTCAGCTATAACGTGCGGCTTTGAGTTCGGCACAGGCTTAAACGGCACGCCATACGGTCAAGCTGCAATAACGATGTCAGGCGGGTGCTTGGCTGACATTGACAAGCCGAAAGCGCGGCTTTATAGCATAGGCTGCATTTGATGAATACGCAGCTATTTAAGCGAAACCTTGCGCGGTGCGGCAAAATGGTAAAGCTGCAAAACCGTGATATAGAAGCGCCTCGATTTGATAGCGCAGACTTTGACGAACTATTTAGCGAAATAAAAGAAGTACCTGCAATAATTAAAACACCGCGCGGGCGAATAGTGTTTGATGGCGTAGACACAGAAACGCAGGTTACACATGAAATATGTATTGCTTACGTTGCAGGCGTTACTTCTGAAACTTGGATTGAGTTTAAAGGGCGGCGCTTTGACATACTAAACGTGCAAAACTGCTGCGAGGAAGATGCTGTATTGATATTGGATTGTGCAGAGAAAGGCGTTAATGAGGCGTCAAAAGCATGATGAATCTGGACAGCAAGCGGTTAGTCAGCAAGATAAAAGATTTTGACAAGTTAACCGTTGCAGGCATCCAATATGCGGCATTTATAAGCGGCAAGCAGCTTAAAACAGCCACCAGCAAGGAAATATTGCGCAAGCCTAAAAGTGGTCGCGTTTACATAAGAAGAACGGCCAGCGGGCGCAGGAGGCGGCACGTAGCAAGCGCAGCCGGTGAAACGCACGCAAACATGACCGGCACGCTACGCAGATCGTTAAGTTTTCGAGTCAATACAACCAGCTTAGAGTTTGGCTATGGCGTAACAAAAGGAAATGCGCCAAACTATGCTAAATTTGTTGAAAATGGTACGCGCAAAATGGGGCCAAGGCCGTCACTTATGAACGGAATAAAAGCAACGCGCCGAAGCTTTCAAAACAATTTCGAGCGTGAAATAGGCAAGCGCATAGGGGCGTTAGTGTGAGAGCAAGCGATATTGTGAAACAGTTAGCGCGGGTGCTGCCTAAGTATGCTGATGATTTTACAGACAATTTTGCGATTGTTTCGATTACTCGCCAAGGGACAACGGCAACAGCTACGACAGTAGAGCCGCATAACTTGGAACAAGGAAAGCAGGTAAACATTAAAGGCGCTCAAAACCCTATTGCATTTAGTCTAGTTAGGTCTGGAATTGAGGCAACGCTAACAACTAGCCAAGATCACGACTTTACAGAAAACGCAGGCATGAGCGTAATTATAGACGAAGCAAGCGACCCCGTATTAAATGGCACCTTTGAACTGTTGCGCGTGCCTAATCGTCGCACGCTTAAAATAAAAGTTGCTGATGCAGGGCCGGTGAGCGCAGCAGGCTTGATATTAAACGGCTCTAATTATTTCAATTCGTTCGGCGGCTTGGTGATGGTTACTGGCGTGCCAAGTGAAACAAGCTTTGAGTATACGGTGAGAGATACCCTATACACTGAGTCTAGGGGCCAAGCTTTTGCTTGTTCAGAGCCTAGAGTCACAGCGGCAATAGATATGGAAAAAATGATCGCTGCCTATACGAAGCAACCGCAAAAGTCAGCATGGCTGTTTGTTGTGCTGGGCAACGCAATCGCAAGTAAAAGCAGAGGCATAGACATAGACGCGACTGACAATATTCAGCGCGGCAACTATTTTAACCAGCGCTTAATTCAGGACGTTAACATATATGTAATCTATCCAACGTCGCAAGAAATAGCGGGCAGAACAGCACGCGACAGGTGCGAAGAATTGCTCAATCCGATTTGCAAGAGTGTTCTTGGCGCTAAATTTCCGTCGCTGGTTGAGTCACGCAATAACCCGCTAATGATTACCGGCCATGGTGCACAGGATTACAGTAACGCCTATTACGTGCATAATTATGCTTTTGAGGCTACGCTACAGCTTGGCCCGTCCGATATTTACGTGCCAGAGGAAGACGTTGCGTTTCGAGACATTACGCTACAAAATTCGTTCAATACGGGTTCTGGTGTTATGCTTACAGATATAGACTTGGATGATCAGCCGTTATGAAAATACAGGTGTTAAACGTCCCTAATCATGCAGGGCAGACAGAAATAAAAACGGACTCTAAAGGCGTGCCGCTTGATAGATTTTGGAGGCGGCGGCTCAGAGATTCAGCAATAGATAGTTGTTTAAAGGTAGTTAGTAAGAAAAAACGTAAGGAGAAGGTGCAATGACAGTAATCAGACAGCCGAGGGTAAATGTTAATATTGTTCCTTCGAGCGAAGAAGTACAGAACACTGGCCAAAAGATTTTATTTATTGGCCAGAAAACGGCGACAGGTACGGCAACTGCTGGCGCTTTAAACGAAAATATTGCAAACGGGGGCGCAGAAGATGGTTTATTTGGTTCTACGTCGATGCTTGCAACGCTTATTCGCGCAAATAAGCGCCGTAATCAGCAAATACAAATTGATGCTATTGCGCTTGATGACGACGGTTCTAGCACAAAAGCTGCGGGAACTATATCTTTTACCGGCGTGGCGACGGAAGACGGTTCGCTAACAGTCATTTTAGGCTCAGAGCGAAACTATAAAATTGAAGTGCCAGTATCAACCGGCGATACAAATACCGACGTAGCGACAAAAATCGGGGTTTCAGCTTCGTTAATTGAAGGGATGCCAGCGACAGCGATTGCAAGTTCTGGCGATATTCTTGTTGAAGCAGTAAACGGTGGCACGTTTGGCAACTCGATACCCTTAGAAGTGCGCGGAATTGTTGCCGGTATTGGAAGCAGCGTTACAGGCATGAGCGGTGGCGCTACTGATCCAAGCTTAACGGGCGTTTTTGACGTTATTGGCGACCAGCGTTATCAGGCTATCGTGTGGCCTTACCCTGATGCCACAGACGAAGTGCGCGGATTGTTAGACCCTCGCTTTAATGCAGATGGCAAGGTTTTAGATGGCGTTGCCTTCACTGCTAAAAATGATACGTTTGCAAACATTGTTTCACTTGCTACGCCTTTAAATAGTCAATCATTAGTCATGTTTGGCGGCTCGCTCGAATCAGAGACAAATTACTCAGGCGGCGACGTTTGCGAAATACCAATGCTAAAAGCTGCGATTTTTGCAGGTTATCGAGGCTTGCGCTTAGACATTGACGGATTTAGCATTGCTGATTTGGTTATCAGTGCAAACGGGCCTTTAGATAGCTTTGGCGGGCCAGCGTTGGCGAGTAAACCGTATTTCAACACGCCTTTTGCAGACTTCGCGCCGGTTAAAGTTGGGCGCGGCTTCGATGATCAAGAGATCGAAGATATTAAAAATGCGGGCGCAACTGTGCTAGGCAATAACACTGCAGGAAACGGCGTAATCTGTGGCGAGGTCGTAACTACTTACAAAACAGACTTTGCAGGCAATCCAGATATTACTTATGTCTATCTGAATTATGTCGATACAGCTTCGCAAGCTCGCGAGTATTTTTACAACAATTACCGCAAGCGTTTTGCTCAATCTCGTTTAACTGAGGGCGATTTGCTAAAAGGTCGCGACATGGCAAACGCTGAATTGATCCGATCATACAGCAAGCGATTGTTTCAAGACCTTAGCGGCGTAGATTTTGTTCTGCTGCAAGCTGGTGAAGATGCTTTAATTTTCTTTGATACAAACTTAATTATTGCTATTGATATGGCGCAAGGAAAAGTCACTATTCAAATGACTGTTCCACTCGTTACGCAGTTGCGCGAAATTGCTGCAACGATGAAAATTGCTTTTAGCACTGAGGCTTAGGGGTAAAAAATGGCTAGTCAATTAAATGATATTACAATTATCGTAAACGGCGTTCAGGTTGCGTATGAGGCTGATTCGTTGAAATGGAAAGACGGATTCGGCGAGTATAACGTCCGAAATGCTGTCGTAGGTGGAGGTCAGACCTTGCAAGTATTTAGCAAGGATTTATCGTCAAAGTTCGGAATGGTTGCTTTTTCGATGCCTTCAATTCCTGAAAACGAAGCGTTAAAGCGTGCTTGGAAGGTTAACAACAATAACAATGTTGTGGAGCTTGTTGGGCCTACAGGTAGCGGAATCGCTAAGATATTTACGCAAGCAAGCATCCTAAACGATCCAGAAACGAACGCGGCCACTGATGGCTCAATTGAGGTAGAATTCAACACAAACCCCGCGCAATAGCGCAAAATAGCAAGGTCAATTTATGAAATACGAACTAAAAAAGTCGTTTCAGTACTCTCACAACGGCGATACGGAAAAAGCGCAGTTTATAGAGGTTAAAGAGCCTACCTATAAACAGATTCAGTATGTAAGCAAGATCAAGCAGCAGCTTATGAACGCGCTGCATGGTCTAAGCTCGGACGCTGAGACTGCCTCCTCTGAGCAGTCAAGCGGTGATACTACGCTAACGGGCGCACAGGCAATGCAAATTCTTTACAGTAGTAAAGAAACTATTGCGCCAGTGTTTACCTGTATGGCTGAGATACTACGCGCGTGCGCTGTTATTGATGGCTCGGAGGGGTTCACGGCTGGTTATGTAGACCGTTTAAGTGCTGCGGATTTTGAAGGCATTACAGGCGATTACATTGCAAATTTTATAACACCGTCCCTGCTGGATGGACTGTAACCGCAGCCCGTTTAGAACTATGCAAGGTTGCGGCATTTTACGAGGGTGGCATAAGCTACACAGAGTTAAAAGAAATGCCGTTAACTGAGCTATTCGGTGTGATAGAATGCGCTAACACTATCGACAAGCAGCGACGGGAAGCAGCAGAGAGGGCAAGGCGTGAGCAATAAAGTCAGCTTTATAATTCAGTTTAAAGACCGATTTAGCAAAGTAAACGAAAAGCTAAACGCGGGTTTAAAAAAAGCTCAGCGTAATGCTAAAAAGCTTGGCGAAGATGCCAAGATAACAGCCCAAAAAATCAAAGCATCCCTTCAGAATATTAAAACATCGTTCGGCAACGTAGGCCGGTCAATGGCAAAAACTGGTGCGGTGATGACTGCCGCAGTTACTGTGCCTATGGCCATGATGGCAAAATCTATGGTTGACGCGGGCAGCGATGCGGTGGAAACGGCTAATAAATTCAATACTGTATTCGATGACGTAAAAGGAAAGGCTAATCAGACTGCAAGCGAGTTTGCTAAAAGCTTTGGCACAGCGACCAGCACAGCTCAAAAGTTAATCGGGAATACCGGCGATCTATTAGTGGGGTTTGGGTTTTCGGGTGACAGTGCATTAGATTTTAGTCGAAGGGTAAACGAAGCGGCAGCAGATTTAACAAGCTTTCAAAACGTCGAGGGAGGCGTTGAAGCAGCAAGCAAGGCGCTGACCAAGGCAATACTGGGCGAGGCTGAAAGCGCCAAATCACTTGGCATTGTTATTCGTCAAGACACAAAAGAGTTTCGCCAAAAGGTAAAAGTTTTATCTAGAGTTAAGCGCATTACAGAGCAGCAAGCCCGCGCTGAAGTAATATTCCAGCAGATTTTGTCTCAATCACAAAAGTCTGTGGGCGACGTTAGCAGAACTTGGGACGATTACGCAAACGTTCAGCGTAGAGCAGTAGAAAAAAATAAGGAAATGCGCGAATCATTCGGGCGGCTACTGTTACCGATTGCCACCAAGCTGCAAAACGCGATTATCTTTGTTACTGAAAAAATTAATAAATTGTCGCCAGAAATGAAAGACCTTGTTTTGATTATCGGGGGTGTTGCAGCGGCAGCAGGGCCGTTATTGTTTATCATGGGCGGCATTGGTATTGCCGTTGCCGCTATTAGTGCGCCGGTTCTGGCTGTTACTGCTGCGCTAATGGGTATCGGTGCGGCGGTTGCTTATGTTTCAATGAACTTTGAAAAGTTTGAAAACGAAATAAAGCTGATAACTGATATTGCTACGGGGTTTTGGAACGTATTAAAAGAAATTGGTGTATTTATAGGCGAAACGTTTGCTAAGGCAGCTATATTGATCGACAATTTTAGCTTTGACAGCATAGCAGAAATGTTCGGCAACTTGTTTTCTGGTTCTGTTGATGTAAACGCGCCAGAGCTATTAAACCAAACGACTGCGCCAACAGTTAGCGGCGTGCCGGTAAACAGCGCAAATGCAACGCTAAACGGACAAATTAAAGTTTCTGCTGATGCAGGAACGACAGTAAAAAGCACAGCAATGAACACGAAAGCAAGCGGCTTTGATGTAGGGGTAAACATGGGGGCGGCGTATGGCTGATGAACTAAAAGTAATAAATGGATATTTTCAAAGCTTCCCTATAGCGATAGAGAGAGCAGGTTTAACGGGTGGCGTAAAAAACAGCGTTAAACAGTACCCGAACAAAAACACTCAAAGCGTTGAATATCTTGGTTTAGTGCCAAGAAAGTACCAGCTTGATATTATTATTAGCTCTTTTTTAGAAAACAATTATTTCAATTACCGTGATAGGCTTTTGGAAGTTTTAGAAAACGGTAAAACTGGGATATTGATCCACCCTTTATACGGCAGTGTTGAAAACGTTATTGCGGTCAGCTACTCAATAAACGAAAACTTTGGGTCGTTTGGCGACACCGTTGTAAGCGTTGATTTTGAGATAAACGAAAATACCGGCGTGCCAACTACGAGCGATAGCGTAATAACGCAGATTGCTAGTTTAGGCAGCAATGTAGACCAGCAAGCAAAGCGCAACATACAAAACAAATTCGGCGTTACTGGCTCGTTCTTAGGCAGTTTTAGCGGCGCTGTTGCAAAGGTTAATGCGTTAATAGAGCAAGTAAAAAAATCCACTGAATTTATTGGAGAGGCGGCTACAGAGCTAAACATTTTTAGCAATGAATTAGGCGAGCTTTCGGCAAATGTAAATTCTTTAGTATCTGACCCGATAGCTTTATCTGATGCGCTTGGCTCGCTGTTTGACAATATAAGCGGATTGTATGCAAGCTCGGAGGCTACGCTCGAAACGTTTGCGGGCCTGTTTGGGTTTGGTGATGATGACGCACTGTTAACGCTAGACACAGCGCCAAAGATAGAGCGAACGAATAACAATAACGCTATTAATGCAAGCGTAGCGGCTTCGTCGTTGTCTTATGGCTATCTTGCTGCGGTAGACATTGAATATGAAACGGTTCGCGACGTTGATGCAGTTTTGGCAGCGCTTGACGATCAATATACGCGAGTTGTTGAAAGCGAAGCAGAGCAAGAATTAAAAGACTCAATTACTGATATGAGAATCCTTGTGCTTGAGTCACTAAACGAGCTTAGACTAAATGCGAGCCAGATAATCACTGTTGAAACAAACGAAACAAGCAGCAGGCTTTTAAGCTTTGCTTACTATGGCAGCGACGAAAACGCGCAAACTATAAACAACTTGAATAAAATAAGTGATGTTAGCTTTGTTAGCGGGCTGGTCGAGGTCGTAACAAAATGAAACTTGAGGTTAACGGCGTACAATACGAAAACTTTTTGTCAGCGTCGGCAACTATTCGGCTTGATGCGCTTTGCAATGAATTTGCATTTGAAGCCAGCGCGATACAAGGGCAACCGCTACCATTTAGGGGCGGCGAGCAGTGCAAGGTGTATGTAGATAATAAGCTCGTTATAACTGGTTATATCGAAGTCGTGCAAGTTAATTATGATGCTTCTGACCATGTTGTCAGCGTGTTAGGTAGAGATAAAACAGCAGACTTGTTAGATAGTTCGATTGATGCGATTGACGACATAAGAACAGACGGGTTAACGCTAAAAAGCTTAATCGAGCTAGTAATTGAAAAGATTGGCTTAGATATAAAAGTTATCGACAACGTAAGCCCGAAAGAATACAGCCCCGCAGAAGATATTGCAGGGCCAGAAATAGGCGAAAATGCGTTTGAGTTCATCGAAGGTTATGCGAAAAAGCGCCAAGTGCTGCTAACATCAGACGAAAACGGCGACATTGTAATTAATAGCAATTCTGGCGAAAGCTCAGAGCTAGTTTTGCAAAACAAGTTAAACAGTAACGATAACAATATTATTAGCGCAAACTTTAGCTATGATACTACGGGGCGTTATAACAGTTACAAGCTGGCGTCCTCACTAAATCCCGTTGCCCTGAATGCAGCCGGTGATACCGACCTTGCATCATTGGTTAATCAGGGCGGCGGGGTCTTTGATTCTGAAATAAAAAGACCTCGCCAACTAGTGCTAGTTCCCGATTTAAATCTATCGAGCGCTGATTGCCTCAACCAAGCAAACTGGGAGGCAGATATAAGAAAAGCACGCGGCTTAGTTTATTCTGCAAAGGTTAGCGGCCATTCTGTAAATGGTGAGCTATGGCAAGTTAATAAGCTGCATCAAATAGTTGATGATTTTGTGGGCAAAATTGAGCCTATGCTTTTGAATAGCGTAAAATTTAACTATGATTTAAGCGAAGGCAAAACCACACAGCTAGGATTTGTCGGCCAAAGCGCTTACACGCTGTTTATCGGTGAGAATAAATATGCAGAAGTTGCAGCAAATATTATCTAAAATTCTGCCTAAGTTTGGCAAGATTACTAAAACTGGTTCAGATAACGAACAGTTTGCAACGCAGCAAGTGGAGCATTTAGGGAAGCTTAGCGATGCTTTGATTGTTTTTCCTTATGGCGTACACGCTAACGTGACGCCTGACGCTCTTGCTTTAATGTTTCAAGTGCAAGGCTCAAGATCAGATAAAGCAGCGATTGCGTGGACGCCTAAAATTAGACCGCTACTAAAGGGCGGTGAATGTGCGTTTTATCATCCACCTACAAGAGCGATTATTAAATGGGACGAAGGCGGCAATCTGCACATAACAACTGGCAACGACGCAGCGGGTAATATTTACATAAACACAACTAATGCAACCGTAAACGCATCTAATGCTGTGGAAGTTAATGCAGATAATTCGACTACAATTAACACGATGGACGCAACAGTAAACGCGCAAACAGTTGCGGTTAATACTGAAACTGCTAATGTTGACGCAGGAGCAAGCATTGATTTAAAAGCGCCAGTGATTAATATGACGACAGCAGCAGCGACAGTAACAGGAAATTTAGCGGTGGGTGGCGGTTTAGCCGTTACGGGGCCGTCATCGTTAGGCGCTGCAACGTCAAACGGTGTTAATATAGGCAATACGCATACGCATGGCGGCGTTGAAACTGGTAACAGCAGCACGAGCGGGCCACAATGACACAAGACGCAATATTAAAAAAGCAAAGTGAAATATATGATTTTTCGCTAAATGAAAACGGCGACATAAGTGTTGCAGACTTTTTTGATACGGCGATCCTTTATAGCTTGTTTGGCGAGCGTCGAGCGGGCGAAGATGAAGTGATAGAGCCGCAGCGTCGGCGCGGGTGGATTGGTAACGGTGAGTTTGAAAACGGCTCTAAGATTTGGCTGTTTGAGCAAGCAAGAGTCAATCGTGACATAATGAACCGCATAGCTGACGAAGCGAAAAAGGCTCTGCAATGGCTTGTTGATGATGGTTATGCAGTATCTATTGACGATCCAGAAACAATATATAAAAACGGCGTTTTATGTCTTGAGGTTGTAATCAGGCGCAGCAGGGACAAAGTTGATCGTCGTTTTTTTGAACTTTGGGAGAATACAGCGAATGCCTCTTGATATACCAGATAGCGCAAAGGAAGTTGTAGCAAGATCGAAAGCTGATGTGCAGCGGGAGCTACAGCAATCGAACCCCTTTCTAAAAAATAGCTGGCTTGGCGCAATCGTTACCGGCGCAGCAAATAGAATTTACGACTTTTATTTGCAGCTAAAAGAAGCAATTAAGCAAAGCTTTCCTGATACAGCTACAGGCAATTATCTAATCAGATGGGGAGCTATATTTGGTAAGCAGCCACTGGCGGCAACAAAGTCGAGCGGGCAAGCTGTGGCATCTGGTGTGGCGGGGAGTATAGTCCCTGCGGGCATAGTTTTGACTGCTTCAGGGGTCGGAGAATTTGACGTAATAAGCGGCGCTACGATTAGTAATAATCAAATAGCTGTTAATGAGTTAAAGCGTTCAGGGTCAACAGTAACGGCGACAGTGACAAGCACAGCAGGCTTGTTTGATGGCATGAGCGTAACCGTAACCGGCGCAGCGAGTTCTGATTACAACATAACGGCAGAATGCGTTGTGGTTTCTGGAACTGCTTTTCAGTATGAAATAACAGGCGCTCCAAGCGACGAACTAAACACAAGTGCGCTTGCTTCGTTTGTGTCTGCGCTGGTTGACGTACAATCGAAAGAGTTCGGCGCTGATCAAAACTTAGACGCGGGATCACCGTTAAAGCTGCAAAGCCCTGTGGTCGGTGTAGACGATGAATTTAGAGTAAATTTTGGCGCGATTGGCGGCGGCACAGATCAAGAAACAGACGCGCAGTTTAGAAACAGGGTTTTAGACCGCATACAAAACCCCGTCGCAAACTTTAATGTTGCCGCAATTAAGGAAAAAGCGAAAGAGGTTAACGGGGTAACGCGCGTTTTTGTGCAAGAGGTAACGCCAGAAGTCGGCCAAGTAACGACCTACTTTATGCGCGATAACGATGTAAACCCGATACCTGACGCCTCAGAGGTCGCAGCGGTTCGAGATAAAATATTAGAAATTAAGCCCGCTAATACTGATAGCGTGGACGTTTTTGTTTTTGCGCCTTCGCCGGTCAGTGTAAATTTTGATTTTAGTTCGATTACCCCTAATACTGTTACAATGCAGGCAGCTATAAAAAGCAACTTAGAGCAGTTTTTTATTGATACGCCTAGTGTTGGTGTTGACGTAGACAAAGACGCTTATAGATCGGTTATTTATAGCACTGTGGACACAGTAACGGGCGATACAGTAACGAATTTTGTTTTAAATGCACCAAACAATGATATAAGTATTGGTGTCGGAGAAATTGGCGTTTTAGGGTCGGTGACGTTTTAATGATTTTGTTTAAGCGAAGATCGAAGCCAGATTACACAGACAGCTTAGCTAGGTATTTGCCGAATGACCGGCTTTTTGCTGCTAAGAATGTCGAGGGTTCAAACCTTAGAAGCCTGTTAAACGGTTTATCTGCTGAGAACTTTAGAACTAACGGTTATTTGCGCGAATACCTTGATCAGATTATCCCAGACAAGACAGAAAAGTTTTTAGGTGAATGGGAGTCGGCGCTAGGTATTCCAGATTGCTGCTTTACGGGAACGGGAACTATTGAAGATCGGCGGCGTGACGTTTTAGTAAAGTTGGCAAGTTTAGGCGTGCAAACTGAGCAAGATTTTATCGACCTTGCCGCAATGTTTGGCGTTTCTATTACGATAGAAAAAGGCAGCGTTTCGGGCGGGTTTCCGTTGCAATTCCCAGCGTTGTTTTTTGCTACTGCTGAAAATGCACGTTTTACTATATTTATTAACGTGACGGTGCCCTTGCAGGTTACTTTTCCTTATTCGTTCCCTGTGCCTTTTGGTACTAGAGAAACGGGCTTGATAAAGTGTATATTTGAGAAACTAAAACCGGCCAATTGTAATTTGGTAATAAGACAGGTGACAGAATGAAGCAATTAAATAACAAAGTAGACGGCGCAGGCGGCGAAACTGGAAGCTTACCAGCCGACGAATGGAACCAGACCGCAAGCGAATTACAAAACGTTATCGAGTCAACAGATCAGACGCTTAACGGCGCTGTAGATGATCAGCTAGTAAAAGCCGTTTCTGCTTATGCTGCAAAGGGTGATTTTTTCGAGGATTCTGGAACCGTTAACGCTTACGACGTTGCGCCTATTGGTGACTATGTTGCACCTGCATCATTGCAAGCGGGTATGACTGTTCGCTTTATTCCGCAGAATAATAATACTGGCCCATCAACGGTAAACTATGCAGGGCTTGGCGCTGTCAGTATTAAAATGATCGGCGGCGGCGAGTTAACAGGCGTCGAATTAGTTGCGGGCCAACAAATAACGCTGCAATACAACGGCACAGAATGGGAGATTTTACCGCAATACGTTGGAAGCGATGGCAAGAACCTATTACTCAATTCAAATTTTAGACGAAGCAGACGATTTGCTATTAACGGTAATAGTGAGCTGTTTGATTTCTTTGGTGCGCCCACCAACTCAAACTATGGCCCTGATATGTGGGCAGTTTCATCTGCACGTACTATAGAGCGTGTGTTTAATGACAACCCCAGCTATTCAACATCTAAGACAAGCTTAAGGGGGAAGATAGCTTCAGGTAGCACAGGTACAAGAGCACAATTATTAACAGCAGTAGAGTTGTTTGGGGATAACCAAGCAGCCTCTGACGCTGTTTTTCCTGTAGGTAGTACGTACACACTAAGCTTTGCCCACAAAGCACCCGCTGGAGAAGACCTATTAGTTAATCTCTATTTTCGGGACGGTGTAGGTATATCGGGCAATGACGTAGTTGTAAACAACACAACCTTTAGCTCGGCAGGTACAGGTAGTTGGAGTGCTGAGCGAAAGTCTGTAACCTTTACTATCCCCAACTTACCAGCAGCAACAAACCAGTGTCTAGAACTAAACATTGCTGGTTCGCTTGTTACAGCAGGTGATCAAACTACGTTCATCCAACTGGCAGACGTTAAGCTAGAGCGTGGCAGTGTAGCAACGCCTTATGTTGCGCCTGATCGAATAGAGGAGGAAGCTAAAACAGCTAGGTACTGCTTAGATAATTCTACTGGTGGGGCAGGACAGCATACGGGCTTTATTGTTGGCCCTACTGAAGCCAATGTGATGATAGGCACAAACACGAGAATGCGAGTGCCGCCTACTTTTGTTACTGAAAACAATGCAAATGTATTAAAACTAAACTATGGTGGCTCAACAGACTCAGTAACACCCTCATCCATTTCAAGGTATGGAGCAGACATTCGTATGAAGCTAGTAAAAGTTGGTGGCGGTAACCTATCTGTCACAAGCGGGGCCTGCTATTTACGGGTAGATGACAACTATGTTTTAGACGCATCATTATAGGAGTAAGACATGAACAAGGTATATATTGAAAATCGTGAAGGGTCTTACACTTATGACTACATCACCTTTAGCGCACCAGAGGGCGATGATGCACCTAACCGCTACTACTTGCAGATGCAGCAAGAGCTTGCAGGTAATGTAGAGATTGATGGCGATCTTGTAGTAGCGTCTGTTGATGCATATGCAGGGTCAGACCGAGAAGCAGCAGACCTAGCAGCACAAGCTGAAGCGACGGAGCGTAACTGGCGTGATGCAGAGCTTAGCAATGCTGACATAGAAATATACAAGTTAGAGGACAGTGCAGGCGATACTACAGTTTGGAGAGCTTACAGAAAAGCTTTAAGGGACTATCCACAGCAGCCTGACTTTCCTAACGGAACACGGCCAACAGCGCCTGTATAAATATGGATGAAAATTTAAAGCTGATAGCTGCAATTACCGCAGCCGGTTCGCTGGGTGGCTTTGGTGGGCATAGCATAGGTTCAACAGATTTTGACAGCGTAACAATAGAATCTTGTGCGCCATTTGTCGAGCACGCGCGGCAACATGCAAGCTTAGTTTGCGAAGATCAGAAGCTTAAAATATCAAATTTATGTGAAGGGGTGGAGCTATGGCAATTAAGACAAAAAACTTTAACCCAGTAAGCGACCCGAAACTAAAGTGTACCTGCGGGCATCCTGATTGCGATTATCGAAGCGTTGACCAAGAAACGCTTAATATGGTGCAGGCTATTCGCGACGATCTTGGGCGACCTATGATTATAACAAGCGGCGGTCGGTGTCCTAATCATCCGAAGGAAGTAAACAAGCTAAAGGCGGGAGACCACCAGCTTTGCAAAGCGGTCGATATTGCTTGTGATAATGAATATCTTGCCACTAAAATAAAGGTATTAGCAGGCCGCTACGGAGCCACAAGGGTGGCGGGCGGTGCTTATTGCGGTTTTGTGCATGTTGCGTGGACGCCAACAAACGATAAAAGCGTGCCTACTTGGAGTTATTGACGTGAGTTTTCTTTCTAAAGTAAGTAATTTTGTGTCGGGTTCATTATTCAAAGAAATGAAAGAAGGCATAATGGCCTATTTCCCGCCCGATATGACGCCACAGCAAAAAGCAGAGGCAGAATTAAACGTGCAAAAGTTTTTGCATGAAAAAGAAATTGCAGCAAATAAGGTTATTAGTGATGCGGCGGCGCAACTCGATAAGCGTATAGCAGCGCAAGAGGGCACAGCGTCCGATTTGAAAGCGATTCCCATTATAGGGCATGTGATATTATTCCTTAGAGGCTTGCAGCGTCCTACGTGGGGATTTGCCACCTTATACATAGACTATCGCTGGCTATTTGGCGGCGGTGAGTTTAGCGAGCGACAGAACACGGCAATTATTGTGATAAACATTTTAGTTTTAGGTTTTTTATTTGGTGAGCGAACTATTAAAAACTTAGAACCGTTAATTATTAAAGTGTTTTCAAAATAAGGGCTTATTATGCACGATGAAAGCGTACGTTTTAGCGATCAAATGTTGTTTCAGATGCGCAACGACATCACGCAGAAAATAGAAGAAGATCGCGAGTCACGCGAAAAGATAACCAAAGAACTGCACGCTATTAATGAAAAAGTCGATACACTAGGGCTAAAACAACAAGAGCTAGAAGAAAACACTGCGGTGTGGGTGCAGCTTGGCAAAGACGTAGGCGGCACAATGAGGCTGGGCAAGTCGTTTCAAAACTTTTTAGTCTGGCTGCTTAAATGGGGCGCAATCGGTTACGGGCTATATTCTGCTTTGAGTAGTTTTACAGAGCTTATAGAAAAACATTTTTAAAAAAAGGGGCTTATGCCCCTTTCATTTTTTCGATGATATTTTTTGTGTTGTGTAGCGCTCGTTCTTGATTCCGTTTTACAACTAGCTTTTCAAGTTCCTCATAGCTGGTGCCATGTACGCCTTTGCCATGCAAAACGCCAAGCTCATACTGTATGTCGCCGACTTTTTGCGCGTATTCTTTGGTGTCGTTGTCGATAATGCTTAATAAATCAAGATAAGGCTGTGAATCATATACGCTCTTTCTTGCGTTTTATGTTATTTCATTTATTTTTTCAAAAAATTTGTCCATATAGTTGCTCATGCTTAGCCCCAAAAAGTCGTTAACAATAATAGAAAAAAAGCCATAGTGCTGATCTGATACAGCAGCGCGTGCGCGGGCTTCATTTCACTATTTGATTTGAGAGAAGCGCCGCAATCGACGCAGTTAACAGCCTTGTTAGAATGTATCATCCCGCATTGATTGCAGCTTTTCATTATATTACGTCCTCGGCGCTAGTTTCTGGCAATATTTCGCCCTCTATTACGTCTGATTGTGCCTCAGTTTGATTTTGCTGGCTAGGGGCTGGCTCATTGTCCATTATGTCATTTAAATCGCTTGTGCTGGCCGGTGCTGTCTGCCCTTCAATCACCATCTTTTCAGGATCGAAGTTAGCGTTGTCCTTTTCTAGCGCCATTTCTAACGATGTCGATTTAGGCGCATACTTAAGAACATTTTTAATAGCTGTTTTTTTCCACCATTCCTCAAAGTGCTGGCCGCGTGCTGGGTCGTATTGATAGCCGTTTTTGCCGCCTGACGCTATTTGCATGATGCGCTTTTTTGTCAGTATCGAGTTTATTTTTTCGCCGTTCTTGAGCGTGATTACTGCATAGGCCCCAACAGCTTCTCCGCGCTCGCCAAACCAGTCAGGGTCAAATACTGGTTGATCGTCCAAGCCCGCTTTATAGCTAAAGCTATCCTCTTTATACACAACTTGGGCAATAATGTTTTTATCTCGTTGCTATTGCGCGCCAGCTTGATTAAGCCTTGCGTCATCGGCATGTAAACGACTTCGTTTTTAAATGTGACTAGCGTTGCCTCTTTGCCGTCGAGCATAAGCCCGTCGCTTGCTGCCTTCTGGCATGAATTGAACAGGCTTTCACGATCTGCTGATAGTAGCTGGTCGCGCTGTTTGTGCGTCGATATGCCGGTAACAACGTTTCGACAAAATTTCTTAACGTCTAAGCCTTCAGGCAGCATACTAGCTAAAGACTTTGATTGCGCTGCGAGGTCTTTTGTAAACGCTTGAATTGCAGGTAAATTACTCATGTTTTGATTCCTTCTTATGATTTAATTTTGTGCCAGCTTGGTAAGCTGATCGGTTCTATTTTATCGCTGTAAGCGGGCCAGTGATCTTTTTCGCTACATTCTGCATATATATTCATTAGCGTTTCTATTTCATTGCAGCCCTTGCTAATTGCGTCCTGATCTAAGTCGTAAACTGCAACGGCATACGGCGGCTTTTTTTCTACTGCTACAAATAAAAAGCCTTTTGGCTCGTATTCAAACGCTTTTGCAAATGCTGTGCGGTAAAAAGGCTCTTGTCTATAATAACCAAAATTAGCAATACTTTTTGCAAATCCTTCGGGGCTTGCGTCTGAAGTAGTTTTTAAGTCTACAATTATGCCGTTGTGATTGATAAAATCTAAACGCGCTTTGCAGTCAAGATTATGCTTTTTATCTTTCCAATAAATGCTTACTTCTGGATTGCCGCTTGCTAAAAGCTTCGACGCTAAAGGGTGCGCTAACACTGACGCAGACATTTCGCGGGCTTGCGTTTCTAGCTCTTTGCTTATTACCGTTTTATCGCCCAAATATTCTAAATATTCTATGTAATTTTTGCAGCGTATAAAATCAGTCTGCTTTATTATCTCGCGCCCGCCTAGCTGATCGAGGTAACAAATAAAATCACAAGCCTTATCAATAGACGCCTTTTTTACTATTTTAAGGTTTCGCCCTTTTGCGTCGGATTCGTATTTTTCTAGCTCTTTCTTGCCTTCCTTCGTGCGCTTATTGATTGATTCGGGTATGCAGTCAAAAAGCTCATAAATACCTTTGCCTTTTTCTTTTAGAGTTTCGTAAATCTCGGCAGCTTCGCCGGTTGGCGTTCTTACAACGGCTATATCTGATTCATGCACAAAATGCATGTCAAAATCATTTGATGTTATCGCGTCCATTATTCTAGCTAAGCGTTCGCCTCTTGGCTTGCTGGGGTCGTTCTCGCCTGCAACGTGAAAGCCATTTAGGAATGCTTGCTCGCCTTCCAGCGTGAGCGCGTGAACGGCTCGCCCTAAAATAAACGCGGGGGTGTCTTCTGGCGGGTTTTCTAAAGCAGCTTTCAAATGTGCGGGGCTTTTCATTAAACAGCCTAAAGCAGAGTTAGAAACCGCCGTGACGCTGTGATATTCGCGATCACTTTGGTCATTCACTGCATAGGCCATTTCGTTGTTTTCTTCTTTTTTCATGTGATTACCTTTATTTCTCGTTGTTGTGTATACACATAATAGAGCAAATAAAATAAAAATAAATAGATTTATTCGCTTTTTTTGTTAATATTCACATATAAGAGAAAAAAAGGAGGCTAAAAAATGCCAGTAAACAAAACAGACAAAAAACAATCGTTTTTAGACGATCTTAAACAGCACGGAAACGTGACGCGCTCGGCTGAGCGAATGGGCATAACTCGGCGCTTAGTCTATACGTGGGCGGCAAAAGATCAGGAGTTTAACGCAGCGCTGGCGAAGGCAAAGCAGCAAGCGTTAGCTTTTTAGTTCGTAAATACCAGCGCTTATTAGCTGGTTTGCTTCTTCATCTGATCGGGCAACACCAGCAAAGCCGCCTAGATTTTTAACAATAAGAATAAAATTCTTTTGCTCTTTCGTTGCTGTTCCTTTCAGCGTCTTGGCTTCTATGGCGGTAAATACTGCAACTTTTTTACCAACCATTTCGGGCGTTATCGTAACGGGGGTAAATCCGATACCGTCAGAACTACCTTTGCACAATCCAAAGCGGTGAACTTGGCCGCGGTTGTCTTTCACCATGCCCGTGTGGTTTCTAAATAACCTTGTGCCGAAAGCTTCACTCACTGCAACCCGAATGCGGTTAAAAATGTTATTCTCTTGACTAGCCATAAGCTGCGCCCATTTGTTGCTTAACTTGCTGTATTTTTAATCTTAGTTCTTTCGGCTTAAATTTGTAAACGTCTGAGCGATTATAATCAAGCGGCAAGCCGACCTGCTGAGCGCCTACGGTTAAATTAAATAGCTCTCGCTGCAACGCCTGCTTTTCTTCGCGGGCCTTCTGAACGTGGTCTGCATAGCCTTTCTTGTAACCTTTTTCAGCAGCAAACTTTTCTAGGTCTTCAGAACTATGCGCGGCGGCTCGCTCTTGAGCAAACTGCTTTCTGATTTCTTCAGGGTTCAATTCTTCGAGTTCGCCCTCGACTGTTTCAAGTTTACGGTCTTTAACTTCGTAAACATGGCCGCAATCGGGGCAAGCTGGCGCTGGCTTATGGACAAAATAGCACTTATTGCACTGCTTAACTGGTTCA